TATAATGCACTTGTAATGCATCTATGGGGGTGCAAGTCCTCCCAGGTGCTCCAGACCCAGCCGGGGAAGCAAACAAGAGAGTATATTTAATAATGGATAAAGATAAGAAGTATATAGATTTACAATGAAGGTTATGAGGAATTAGTATGAAAGTAAAATTAGTCGATAGTCTGGGTACCGATCTCTCCGTAGTTAATGCTGCTAGAGTTTCTTTTGATAAAAAAGCTCAATGGGAAAGAAATATACCAGCTCAAGGCATCTATGAGTTATCTGATAAGGATAAGAAACTTATTCGATATTTAGCCAAACACGGCCACTTCACGCCGTTTTGCCACGCAACTCTCAGCTATTATATAAAGGCTCCCATATTTGTGGCAAGACAGTTAGCAAAACACCAAGTGGGATTGACGATAAATGAAGTAAGCCGACGATATGTTGATAGTGAACCTGAATTTTATTATCCTGATACCTGGCGAGGCCGACCAACAGATAAGAAGCAAGGCAGTAGTGATGAAGTTATTGTGTGGTTGAATCGTGAGAGGCGAGTAGGCAGTGAGGTACATAAGGTAACACGACACGCTGCAGAATTATATCAGAGTATGATAGTTGCTGGTGTGTCACCAGAACAGGCAAGAATGGTTTTGCCACAGAGTATGATGACGGAGTTCTATTGGACCGGTTCATTGTATGCTTTTGCTAGAGTTTGTAACCTCCGATGTAATAGTAATACACAGGAAGAAACACAAGAAGTGGCATGGCAAATTGATGAGATTGCTAGAGAGAATTTTCCTGTATGCTGGGCTGCATTGAGATGAAAGATAAAAGTAAGGTAGTTTGTCTTGGCAACGGAGAATCTAGGCTCAATTTAGATTTAGATAAAATTAAAGAGCAAGTGATGGTTTGGGGCTGCAATGCTTTATATAGAGATTGGATTCCAGATTATTTGGTGTGTTGTGATATAGAGATGAGCCATGAAATATACCGATCTGGGTACTGTTTTGATAATGTGGTATATTTTAGAGATTGGTCTAGACTGCCTGCTGAAGCATATGATCAAGTAGTTGTTATAGAACACATATCAAATTCAGAAATAGACATGGGTCCTTTTTTACATGAGAGTTCTAGACCAGAAGGTTGGAATGAATTTGTTGTTAGTGGCCAAGATTTAGATAAAATCAGAACTATTAGAGAGGATTATATTTCTAAGGTTGAGGCTAGTGGAGAAAAGGTAAATCCACATAATTTAGATATTGTGTTGGGTGATGTGAGGGCTGGTTTATGGGTAACTTGGCTTGCACCAGAAGATAAAGTAAGAAAAACAGAATCTTTACCAGGTAATTCAGATTATAGTTTCTGTTCTGGTGCATTATGTAATTTATTTTCATCTTTAGAGCCTGAAACTAAAGAAATATTTTTGCTGGGTATGGATTTATATTCAGAAACAGAGAACGCTAATAATGTGTATAAAAGTACAGATTGTTATATAGATGCTGGGGGTTCTATGATACCACCTGATAACTGGATCAAACAGCATAGATTAGTATTTGATAAATTTCCTCATATCAAATACTATAAGGTTAATCCTAAACCAGTGGCCAGTTTTGAAAGGATTAATAGGGAAATTGAGGAGTGGGAAGGTGTTTCTAATTTAGAATATATTACACATTCAGAAATGAATGAATACTTTTCTAAAAAGCCTTGACAAATGTTAGAAATAATGTTATTATAAATAGTAATGGTAGCGCTTATACAAGCTACTGTTGTAAACATACGATTAATATAAAACGATACTTATAGGAGATTTTAAATATGTCTTTTGCAGACTTAAAAAAGAAATCTGGTTCGTTTGATAAACTTCAAACAGAACTAGGTAAAATTAATGCCCCAGTGGCATCATTTGGCGATGACCGTTTTTGGAAACCAGATTTGGATAAATCCGGCAACGGTTATGCAGTACTACGTTTTCTACCCCAACCCGAAGGTGAAGATTTGCCTTGGGCCCGTATATGGAACCATGCATTTAGTGGACCTGGCGGTTGGTACATAGAAAATTCACTAACTACGATTAACAAAAATGACCCCGTATCAGAATATAATACAGAGTTATGGAACAGTGGTAATGAGGCTGATAAGGATACAGCTCGTAAACAGAAACGTATCCTGAAGTATTATGCCAATGTTCTTATCGTAAGTGATCCGAAACACCCAGAGAATGATGGTCGAGTATGCTTGTATAAATTTGGTAAAAAGATTTTTGACAAGATTACAGAGGCTATGAATCCAGAATTCGAGGATGAAACTCCCTTAAATCCTTTTGATTTCTGGCAAGGTGCTAATTTCAAACTTAAAATCCGTAAGGTAGATGGTTTTTGGAATTATGATAAATCTGAGTTTGATTCTCAGTCTGAGCTCTATGATGGTGTTGATGAGAAATTAGAAGAAGTTTATGGTAAAATTAACAGTTTAAAGGAATTTACAAACGTAAAGAACTTTAAGACTTATGATGAGCTTAAGGAAAAACTTCATAAAGTCCTTACTGGTACTTCTGTACAAGGTACAGTAGAATCCTTTACTCCAACCCTACCGAAAACACCTGAAGTTTTAGATACAACAGAAGGTAATGAAACTTTAGATTATTTTGCAAAATTGGCAGATGATGGATAATTTTTAAGCAATTCTTGAAGTACTTATAGCCCCGCTTCGGCGGGGCTTTTTTTATCTGCCGCCGGGGTGTCCTCTAGCTCCAAGAGTTCCATTATTTGGGAATTCTTCAAAGGTACTCGACATGGTGTTGGCCATTTCCACAGTTGTAGAATAGTCAGGATTATCACCTTTAAATATTAGGGTGTGGGCTACTTTAGTAATAATCCAAGAATTATTAAACCAACTTTCAAATACTCTTTTTGCATGTGGCACACCTGGTTGTCCTGCCATAATACCTACATCAGGAAATTTAGCTCCAGCGCCCATACCTATTGATATGCCAGATATACCGGGTAGAGTTATTTCTAATCTCATATAACCTAGTACTTGGCCTATTTCCATTTGCCTGTGTAGTTTTTGAGCTGTTCCTTTAGAACCCCAAGGGAATTCAACTCTCCTAGTGTTTGGGTTGATATTGGATATTTTATTTGTTTGCTGGGCGTGCATCCTTAAAGCACCGTCAGGATATTCTGATAGACGTTTTGGAACATCTCCAGGATGATATACTAAAGTTTCAGAAGCATGGCTATGTCGCTGTTCTGTTAAGTTTTTAATATAATCAGATTTATAAACATCAACATTTTTGGTGAAGGGGTCAAAATCTATCAGTTTGCTTGCCCAAATCCCACTAGGTATAGTAGAGTATTTGTCACCTGTATTTTTAAAATTAAAACCAGTTGCTTGAAGATATGCACCTTCTAGACCAGCTCCACCCGGCATGGATGCCGAAGGCATCGCAGCCTTTGCACCTTCTTCACCTAGTGTCGAGTCGGCAGCTTTTAAAGTAAATGATAGTGAAACATCTCTTTCTGACATAATAGGCAGAAAGAAGAAACCACCTTTATCCCCGTGTCGCATTGCACATTCATAAAAAACAAAATTATGTCTTTCTCCTTTATGCACTTGATTTTTACCAGAAATTCCCATATCCATATCACTTACCATTGATTCATATGTCCTACAATGATGAGGTAATAATGATATAAAATCAAATGGCTTCATATTAGGAGATGTAATATGAATAGTATCTAAGGTATCGACAGCTCTTCCTTGATTTAAAGGCTTTAAGGTTTTTAAATCATTTTCTAAAATATCTTTTACAATATCAGAATATAATCCTTTATAGGTTTTAGATATCCTCATACGTTCATTTCTAATCATTTCAGATGAACAGAAATGAATTCTATATGTTAAGACAGGATAGGGCCTTTCTAACTCATTATCTAGATATCCAAGGTTTTGGATACCAAATACATATAATGGGTGTGTGGTGTAATCTACACCGAATTCGATTTGGCCTGCCTCAGTAGCACCAGCTGTTTCAAATTTAAGATACAATAGTTCTTCACCTATAATTAGACCAGATTCAATTAAATTGATGTTATCTTCCATTTCTAACCAGCCATGGACACCAATAGATTCTATATCTTCATATAGGTATATTTTTTTTAATACATCACCAATAGGATATTCTTTACCTGCTCCGTGGTGTAGAGTACAAGAGTCTAAAAACCCGAATCCTGGTTGGAAGTTTTTTTCTCCACCCTTTATAGCGTTTATTGCTGCCAGTGATTCTACTACATTACCCATTAATAATATCTTCCATGTTTAAGAGCGTTAAATTGATATTCTAATAGACCTAGATATTCTGGTTTTAATAACCATATGACCTTTCTTTCATCATTAAGGTTTCTTTCGTATTCTAAATTAGTTATAGGCATAGCAAAAGGGGCTGTACTTTCAACAATGAGTTTGGTGTTTGTATCTCCAGATGTTTGTGGTGCTTCATAGTGATGAATGTCATCACCATCATCATATTTGTCATTAGCGTATAGTTGTAGTTGGCGCTCTGTCAAGGGCCAATCATAATATCTATCAAACATTCTATTAAACATTAAAACAACCCAGTGATATGTTGGTCTGCCGTAAACTAATGTTGCTATAGATTCTGGAGTTTCATGTTCTTGTACAAAATGTTTAGCATAAGCAGTATAGGAGCTAAATGCTTTATCTCTAATTATAATTCTAGTGAGTATATCTTCAGCTAAGATTGTAACACCATCACCATTAACATCATAGTTTATTTTTGGAAATCCTCTATCGAAATACATATTAATATCCTGCTGCTATTCGTTTTTTATCTAGGAGCTCTATTTCTTTAAAAGATAAGGTTAGAGCAACTTCAACTGGATTTCCATCTTCAAATGTAGTAAATCTATCTCCGCCATAAGCTACAGACATATTGGTTAATGCACATTTACCTATTTTATTCATCCGTTCATTCGGAGCAGTTTTAAAATGATATGTTATTTCAAAAACATATGGTAGAGCATAGATACGAAACCCCTTATTAGCTATTTGTTCTGGAGCCGCAGAAATTTTAAATTGTTTAACAATTTTATCAATGGTATCCGCTTCTACATTGGAAGTTGGTTTTAAAGAAAAATTAAATGAAAATTCTCTATACATTGGGCCAGTATATGTGACCATAGATTCTGCTGCGGTTGCAAGCCCTGTTACACCTTGGGTTAATGGTTGCCCTAAAGCTTGCCCGAGCAGCCCCAATGCACCTGCTCCATATCCTTGAGAAGCTTGGGACCTGATATCAGCTCCCCTTGCCTTCATGCTATTGAAGGAACTGGTGATGCTGTCGATTGCATGGACATGTCGGCCCATTTCGGTATGGGCGGGCCCACGTGGATCGTCTGGGCCCCGTGCCACCAGCGTCGTTGGCGTGCCAATGTCGCTAACTGCTCTTGCCGCTTTGTTATGGGTGCTCAGGTCCTTAGACATGGTCTCTCCAAGCATTGACGAAGCCCAACCAACATCTTCTTGATTCCAACCTTGTGCATAAGAAACTGAAGGTCCTGTTGGTATAGGCAGGTTTATAGATGGACCTTTTTCCGTATAATCTTGTTCAGCATCTCTCTGAGAACCATATCCACCTGTTATTTGAAAAGCTTGAAATTTCATCCAGCCAGCGGTGTCTGCTGTAGCACCAAAGTTTTTGTTAGCTGGGAAAGTTAATGCTGTCATGGATGCTGTCCGGTATCTGGGTGGCCCGCAATATGTGCCATTTTTCTATTCCTCCAATTGTTATAAGTATTTATATGAAAAAGAAAAAGTTTAGTAATAGAAAACCATATAAAGGTCGGTTTCAGCCTAATGATCCAGACAAATATAAGGGAAACCCACGGAATATTATTTATCGTTCTATGTGGGAGCGTCACTGTATGGTCTATTTCGACCGTAATGAGAATGTATTGGAGTGGTCTAGTGAGGAGTTTGCTATACCTTATATATCACCGTGGGATAATAAACTACACAGATATTACCCAGACTTTATGGTTAAGATTAAACGAGGCCAGATGACAGAAATTCGTATAATTGAAGTCAAACCATCAAAATATCTTGTTCCGCCGAAGCAAGGTAAACGTAAGACTAAAGGTTATCTATATGAAGTGAGAGAATGGGGCCGAAATAGTGCTAAATGGGAAGCTGCACAAAAATACTGTGAGGATCGGGGCTGGATATTTGATGTATGGACGGAAAAAACTTTAGGATTGTGATAAATAGTAATGTATGAGTTTATTTCAAGAAATCAAAGATTCTGCTGAGGGGAGAGAATTATCAATTAGATGGTACCAAAGAAAGATTAAAAGTTTAGGAGCAGACAGATATTCAGCTACACAACACATAATGCAGGGTCATAAAGAAGGTAGGGTTGTGAGTAGACCGGAGTTTGGTATGCTAAATTTATTTCATTATAGACCTAAAGGGGCTCTTAAATTAAAATATTATGATATATTTCCAATAGTTCTTCCCTTTGAAAGTCATAAAAACGGATTTACAGGAATAAACTTTCATTTTTTACCTATACCGCTGAGAATAGAACTTTTAGAACGACTACAGTTATATTCTAGGGAAGATAAGGTTGAAGTTTATTGGGACTTGATAGAGAATTGGAAATTGGTTCGACCTATTGTTAGACGATATCTTAAGCAACAGGTAAAATCTCATTTTCTACGATTGCCTTTAGATGATATGTTAATTGGCAGCTTATTACCTGTACAAGGCTTTTATAGTGGTGATTGGAATTATAAACAACGAGTAACAAATAGAAAGGTCTGGCGAGATACCAGAAGAAGTATAATGGGGGAACAATAAAATGGGATACGCATCAGACGGATACGAGGGTGGAACAATGTCGGATGTCGCCGCTATGGGTAAGTATCAGAGCCAGCCCAAAAATAAAATTAAAACCGATCCTGTGGTCAAACCTGAAACAAAAGAACAGTATATGGCCAGAAAAGATGCCACCAGAAAAGATGCCAATAGATATGGTGGTGACGAGGATAATCTAGGCGACTCCCAAGAAGGTCAGGCCGCTGTCACAGCGGGCCCTTCTCCATATCAAGAAGTTGCAGCTGAAATTACTGCTAAAGATTTAGCTCGCCAAAATAGATTTAGAGTAGAGATATATCCACCTGGACAAAGACCGGAGAAGTATATAGAGATGTTAATCGAAAACGCAAGTTTTCCAGGCCAAAATTTAAGAACAACT